TCGGAAAGTATGTGTGTCCGACATCTTGTCGGTATGCAGCCCTCAACACCCCTCTTTCATAAGGTGACGGCCTAATGGAAAATGAAATCCCGATCTTCGACCGGCGCGACACGCCGACTGCAATTGACCTAGACGCTGGCGACTGGTCACCAGGACGCACGCGAATGAAAGCACCAGGCGTCAAGGTAAGGCTGCCGGGTGATCCGCCTCCGCGTGTCACAGCAGGCAGCGCGAAAGATGAGATTGACCAGTGGCTGGCTAATGGACGCGCCTGGTATTCCTCACAATGGTTCGACGGCCAAGCGGCCAACGACAATGCAGATTGGCCGTTGCAAAAACTTCTGCGCACGGAAGGCAAGGACTACTTCCTTTCGCTTGCGGTTCGGTACCGAGACCTGCACGACACCGCGTCGCGTCCTACGCAGTTGATCGGCAAGGAATGCGAAAACCTCTTCTTCGTAGAAAACCAAGATGCAGAAGGCCGGTCAAAAGGCGTCAAGGTCGTGACAGGCAAGAAAGCGAACGCCGACACCTCGCCAACCAGGAAGACGTCTGCCAGGAAGACCACCCGGAAGCTAGCGGCACCGGTACCGAAGAGGTGGAACGGTGACTGGCCAATCCTGGCGGCGATCGATGCAAAGCGAGAACTAGCGATCCTTCGCGCCAAGCTGGCTTATGTCCCGGCCATCCTTGAAGCTTTCGAATGGTCGGTCGTAGACGGCCTGACGCTCGATGAAGTCGGCAAGCGGCTCGGCGCAGGCAGCAAAGGAGCCAAGGGAGAGGCGCGCGCTCGGATCTTCGACGGGTTCGGGATTGTGGATCGGCATTGGCGCACTCAAGACAGGCTTGCCGCATAGGGGTACCCCATTTCCCCGCGCCACAGGGTATAAGAGAGAAAGGCTCGCAGGTATGCGGGCCTTTGTCATTTGCGGCAGCCGTCACTGCCGTGATGGTGGGTTGCCGCGCGCGGTAGCTCACCCCAGTTTCCAATCATGGTGCGCACGGATGTACTGCCACCCTGAAATCCCGCGAGTGGTATCGCGGTTCGATCGCGCGCTCTGCCGACGTCTGTCTCCTCGACGACCGGCAGAGCGCCTGCGATTTTTTTAACACCCAAAACATTCATTTCAAAAAATGAAAGGAGGCGACCGTGCGCAAAGCCGCGGCATGTCTTGCCCTATCAAAAACACTTGGCATCGGCCTCGGTCGCGTCACCTCTTTGGCGCAACGCGCGTCTGACGCTGGCGTACTGCCTAAGGCCGTGGGACGTACCTACCCGCCACTTTCCGCTGACCAAATGGCGCGGCTGCTTATCGCCGTCCTTGCGGACAACGGGCTCGGCACCGTAGGCGAAAGCGTCGACAAGTTTGCCCGTATCCATTCACCAACGCTCTGCATGTCTCTCGTAGAGGCTATTGCAGCCGCGTTCGACGGCGGCCGAACCAACCCGTTTTTCCCGGTAATCAAGAGCATTGTGCTGCGCAATGATCTGGAAAATCCTGGCGTTGATATCCTTGCTGACGTCGGCGGCCACGGCGTTCACGCCGTTTTCGGTGCAACGCAGGCAACTGGTGCTGTGAAGCAGGCTCTTGTTGCCGGTCCAGCATTCGAAGCGCTGGCGAAAGAATGGCGGGCTGCGCAATGACGTCTGAAGTCACAAGATTGCTCGAAGAAATTCGAGCGGAGGCAGCGACAAAGAAGGCCGAAGTTTCAGCCAACCCCGTTGCCGCTGCAATCGAAGCAATCACCCACAAGCACCGAACACCCGAACAGATCGCTGCGCATCGCGATCTATACCGGCAAGCCAAGCGGCACGTCGTCGAAATCGACGCATGGAATGCCGCCAACACAGACAAACCCGCACGAACGTATCTGCCGCGCATGCTGGCCTACATCGGTGCGTTTTCCTATGTCGAAAAGGACACCTGAATGACTGACAATATCGCTACCAAGATCGAGCAGCTTGGTTCTGCTTTCAACACCGCCACAACCGACCTGTCTGAGCGAATCTCCGGCCTCGAAAAAAGCTTCGCCCGAATGGACGGCCACGCCAATGATAACTTCGCCACCAGCGAAAGCCTTGCCGCAACACTGGTCAACTCGCCCGACTTCAAGCGGTTCGCCGGTGGCGCCAACCGCGAAACGGTAAAGGTCCAGAGCGCCGCCATCACATCCGGCAACACGACCGTAGGCACAGGTCGATCGCAGGGTACTTCTCTTGTCCCCGCCGATCGACGCCCCGGCATTGTCACGCCCGCCCAGCGCGTTCTCACCGTCCGCGACCTCATTGCGCCAGGCAAGACCACTGCTGGCTCCATCGAATTTGTGCAGGAAACCGGCTTCACCAATAACGCGGCACCTGTAGCCGAGACTACACAGAAGCCCTATTCTGACATCACTTTCGACCTCAAGACTGCATCGGTTCGCACGATCGCGCACCTGTTCAAACTCTCCAAGCAGATGCTTGATGATGTCGCCGGGCTGATCTCCTATTTGGATCTACGCGGCACGACCGGCTTGAAGCTGGTCGAGGAACAGCAGCTGCTCTTTGGTAGCGGCACTGGCCAGAATATCCTTGGCCTTATTCCGCAGGCGACTGAATTCGACGACAGCCTGCGCCAGACCGGCGACACTCGCGTCGACACCATTCGCCGCGCCATCCAGCAGGTGCGTCGCGCCGAGTATACTGCAACGGGCATCGTTATGAATCCCGACGACCTGGCCGAGCTTGAGCTCACGAAGGATGCCGGTGGCAACTACATTATCGTCGACCCAGTAGAGGGCGGACAGGGCCGCATCTGGCGCCTACCCATAGTGGACACAACGGCGATGCCAGCAGGCCAGTTCCTCGTCGGTGCACTTGCTACCGCTGCGCAGATCTTCGACCGGCAGCAGGTGACTTTCGAGCTCAGCACAGAGAACGCTGACGACTTCGAGAAGAACATGGCGACTGCGCGCATTGAAGAACGTCTGGCTCTGGCGGTTTACCGTCCTGAATCTCTGGTCACCGGTGATTTCGAGGCCTAAGCGCCAAGTATCCAGATAGCGAGGCCGGTTCCTTCCTCGCTATCACCGGCCAGCCGATGAGCCCCGTCGGCTGGCCAACCTGCACGCGTCGCTCCACTGGACATTGCGAATTATACTGTTGACAGCCGTTACACAAAGGCTAAATCATGAGTTGTACGCAACAGAGAAATACAATGGTTTTTATTAAGCCCCCCGCATCGAAGAGTGCTGTGCGCAGCGCTGGCAAAGCGATTGCCGATGGGACTGCTAACGGTGAAGATTTTTCACTTGTGGACCAGTGGAGAGCGTCACACAGCTACGTGATAAATACTTTCAACGTATGGCTGAGACGAAAAATCGACGCATCGAAAATCGAGGCGGAGTTTGCGCAGCGGCTTAAGAGAAGAAATACCGTTATCGACAAACTACAACGTAAAAAGCCAGATGGCACGCCCCTCATCCGCGACGTGACCACCATGCAAGACTTCGCTGGCTGCCGACTAATTTTCAAAGATATAGAAGATCTTCATAGCTTCAGAGATTTTTTGCTGTCTAACAAAGTGATGGATAACGTTAATCACAAACTAAAGCATGAAGACAGAAACAAGTATAACTACATCGAGCATCCAAAGACCACGGGTTATCGTGGCATACATGACGTTTTTCTACATAACCCAAGACCGCACAGAAAGGGTGATACGGCTTCCGAACCCTGGCAGGGTCTGATGGTCGAGGTGCAATATAGAACGAGAGCGCAACACGCTTGGGCGACAGCTCTGGAAATCTCCGACATATTGGACCGGCAGCGTACAAAGTTTGGCCACGGCGATGACGAACGAGGCGTGTTTTTCGCGATGGCAAGTGAGATAATCGCCCGCCAACATGAAAGGCTGTGTCGAGCGTTCAGGGATCTGTCCGACGAAGAACTCTCTTCGCAATTCGTGGAGATGGAAGAGAAGCTCGCAATCTTGCAGCGGCTAGGGGCGATGCGTCAGTTTGACAAATACGACCTTCTTAGAAAACACAACGTATTGAACATTGTCCTCAACGAGGACGGTGATTATTCACTCGATGTCGAAGTATTTAAGAACCCGCAAGAAGCAATAGCGCGGGCGAATGAGCTAGAAGAAAGCACAGACAGCTTGAATGCTGTGTATGTAACGGGTGAGCCGAAGCAACTTCGAAGCGCTTACCGAAATTACTTCAACGACCCCGTAGACTTCGTTTCGCTACTGCAGCGGATTTGAAGCGTCGGGAGGGGGTGGTCGCAAAGTCGACGATCGCCTCGGCCAAGGACCGGCGCGGGAATGCTCTTTTAATGCAAACACAGTTTTTTGCCTCCCGCGTGCGCAAACGCGCGCGCGAGAAATCATTACGTTTTTTCGCCTGATACGGGACCTTCGAAACTCTGAAAGTCGCCTTTTTCAGGGACCGGCCGGGGTCATTCGCGTGCATTTTTCCAATTGAAAATATGACCCCTAGTTTTCGCTTGGGCTTTCCTCATCCTCATTAGGGACCGTTTCTAGGTCTTTGCAAAGCGCCCGCGCCTGCTCTGCCAATGCAGCCAGCTGCGCAGTGATCTCTGCCAGCGGCACAACCTCAACCCGATCTTCCATTGCATCCCTCCTGCCTGTTCGTCGTCGACGAACGCCGAAGGCTGCTCAATTGTTCCAAGGAGAACACTATGACCACAGCACAACCCTTTGCCATCATCGAAGAAGACTTCGCCGACGGCACTTACAAATTCGCACTGACCTGGGACTTGGCGAGCGAATGGGAAAAAACCACGGACCGATCGATGTATGCGACGCTGCTTCACGCCGTCCGCACCGGCATCGTCAATCTCAATGACGCACGCGAAATTCTGCGCCTCGGCCTGATTGGCGGCGGCATGGAGCCTGTAGCTGCGCTGCGTTTGGTTCGTACCTACGTCGAGAACCGCCCCGCGGCAGAGAATTTCCCGTTGGTGGTTCGGGTGATGGATGCCGCATTCCACGGCAAGGGTGTGCCCGACCCGGATGAAGGAACGCCCGCCGAAAGCGCAGGCACCGTCGATGGCTAAGGTTCAGGGCTGGGACCGCCTAAAGCGCCGCCTTGAGAAGATACCGAAGGCAGTGCGCGAGCAGACCCAGCCCGCCATAACGTCTGCCGCACAAGATGTGGCGGACGTTATGAAGGCGCTGGCACCAGTCGACGATGGCGACCTCAAGGACAGCATTGTTGTGACCGCAGGCGGGCAAAGAACGCCGCCTCATAGTCAGCCAGGCGGAGCAACCACCGTCCCTGAAAATGCAGCAATGATCACGGCCGGCAACTCCAAGGTCCGCTATGCGCACCTCGTCGAGTTCGGCACCTTAGCAGCCCGTGCTCAGCCGTACTTCTTCGTGGGCTTCCGCATGATGCAGAAAAAAAAAGCCGCCGCAAAAATCAAACGAGCGATGTCGAAGGCCGTTAGGAGCAAAAAGAAATGAGCACTGAATATGAACGGCTTGCCGTCTTGCTTGAAGCGCGCGTTGCAGACTTCGAAAAGAAAATTGCCGGCGCGACCCGCAATGCGGAGCGCAACTTCAAGCGCATTGAAACCACGTCCGCCAGAATGCAGGCTCGCCTGAATTCGACCTATTCCGGGATCGCCGCCAGTGCTGCGAAAGCCTTCGCCCTTATCGGCGGCGCCCAGGGCTTTCGGCAGCTGTCGGATAGCGGGACGCGTATCACCAACTCCCTGAAGGTAGCGGGCCTCGCCGGCGAAGAACTTGAGGGCGTTTATCAGAAGCTATTTACGGCAGCTCAGAAGAACGCCGCGCCACTGGAAACTCTGGTGCAGCTGTACGGCCGAGTTTCTCTGGTTCAAAAAGAGCTGGGCGTTTCATCCGACGAGATAATCAGCCTTTCCAGCAACGTTGCCCTTGCGCTGCGTGCGTCTGGCCAGTCGAGCCAAGAGGCATCCGGCGCGCTCTTGCAGCTGTCGCAGGCTTTGGGCGCTGGCGTCGTGCGCGCTGAGGAATTCAATTCGATCCTCGAAGG